ATCCAGTTGGGCCAGTAGCTCCTGTAAGTATCGCATTAGAACCAGCAGTCCCTTGAGATCCTGTCGGACCAGTGGGTCCAGTTACGCCAGTTATACCTTTACTTCCCGCAGTCCCTTGAGATCCTTGTATTCCCGTAGGTCCAATTGGGCCAGTAGCTCCTGTAAGTATCGCATTAGAACCAGCAGTCCCTTGAGATCCTGTTGGACCCGTTGGACCTGTCAGACCTGTTGGACCTGTTATTCCTGTTAATCCTGTCGGACCCGTTGCTCCTCCACCCGGTCCTGTAGGTCCAGTTGGTCCAGTAACAGTAGAATTTGCACCTGTCGATCCAGTTGCACCTGTCGGACCAGTTACTCCTGTAGGACCAGTTACACCAGTTAAGACAGCGTTAGTTCCGGCTGTGCCTTGAATCCCTTGTTCACCTGTGGGACCAGTAGGACCAGTGGGACCCGTTAAACCAGTGGGACCCGTTGGACCTGTTAAACCTGTAACTCCAGCAGTTCCTTGTGTACCCTGTATTCCTTGTTCACCCGTAGGACCCGTAGGACCAGTCACACCAGTAACTCCTGTGGTCCCTTGCGCTCCTGTAGGACCTGTAGCTCCAGTAAGTGTTGCGTTTGTTCCTGCTGTACCTTGTGTACCTTGTATTCCCTGTTCGCCTGTGGGTCCTGTAGGACCAGTAAGACCAGTCACTCCAGTTGGTCCAGTAAGAACTGCATCAGATCCAGTCGGACCAGTTAAACCTGTCGGACCAGTCGGACCAGTTAAGCCTGTAAATCCTGTTACTCCTGTAATTCCTGTCACCCCTGTTAAACCAGTTGTTCCAGTGGATCCTTTTTCAACTAATAAATCCCAATAAGTTAAATCAACACCCGGCTCTTGAGTGGTTGTTGCTTGAATACAAATATATCCATTTCCGTTATGTTCTACACAGTCGTTGACTGCATAAACACCAGCGCTCCATGCACCTTGCCATGTATATTGAGTTCCCGTAACTCCTGTGGGTCCAGTTGGACCTGTTGGACCAGTAAGTCCTGTAGTTCCAGCACCCGTAACTCCTGTGGGACCAGTGGGACCCGTTGCACCTGTTAATATTGCATCAGATCCAGTTGGACCCGTTGCACCCGTTGCTCCTCCACCCGGTCCTGTAGGTCCAGTTGGTCCTGTTAGTACGGCATCGGAACCTGTGGGACCCGTAGGACCAGTATATCCTGCACCTATAAGATCAGCCAATTCCGTAACAGTCAGTTTTTTTGTTGATCCCTCTGCACTTTGCGTAGTGTCTGATTCATCAACGATAGGTAATACATCTGCTCCTACTGGATCAGGTAAGTTTTCTAATTCTGTTATCTTATATCCCATAGTTATATTACTCCTTGTACTGTCATCGGCGACCCTTCTTCAATAAAAATGTCCTCACCGCTTTCCGTAAGAATAATAAGAGGGTCAATATACGGCTTCGGAACTTTCGTAATGCTCGGACTCGTTGCCTTCGGGACAATGGTAATAGAAGGAGAAGTCGCCTTTGGAACGACTGTAATTGTTGGACTTGTTGCTTTAGGTACGATAGTAATGTTGTCATCATAAAATGGCATATCTAAAAAAAAGCATCTGCGATCAATCAAAAGATTGATAACAAATGCCTCCGTTTTTCGGTCAGCACTATTTAATAATCTGAACCATCGTTGTAGGGCGTTCCTCCTATGACCTCCCGGTCATAGTTAGCCTTTTTGAGACTCTGTATTGCCCTTTCAACGTCTTTATCATAGTTTTGCTCCTGTTCGTTCAATGGAATCGGTTTTTCCCTGCTTCCCTTCCAGTCAATAATCATACCAGTAGCCAGTATTCCATGCAATTCTTTTGGAAATCCGTGTGTCGTAGTAGACGGATCAACGCTCATGTCAGTTGTTCCGACCATAGAAATAAAATCTGCGGGCCATGTATTGACCCAAATACGAAGTCCGCTTGCAACACTGGTGATTGTGCCGGAATAAAGAAAAATAGACTTCCGCATAATATCGTAAAATGCGTGTCCTTCTTCATTGGAGAAATTGTAAGTTATGTTTGATTCCGGGGTAACGGGTTGCTGATGAACAGTCAAATCAAATTCATTAAGTTTCAGCCAGTTTGTTCCGTCAAGTTTTGCCTCAACCCGTTTAATGCGGGAAAGAATGGTGGAGTGCATGGGGTATTCGCGTTGGGTTGCAACAAGGTTAAGGTAGGTAGGAACGAGAAAAATATCCTCATCTGTTTCAAGAGCGCGAAGAACAATCCGTTCTTTTACTGTATTTGCAAAAATAAGAAGATCATCATTACTAAAAGTGGTACTGTTGGTGCGTGTTCGCAACCGAACATAAGCGGCAAGTGCGGTAGTCGTCATATATTTCCATTATACTACCAAACACACTATAAAAATCAAGATATGGAGTTTATGCAGATGCAATCACACCATCATCTGATAGGGGAAGATATGAAGCATAAAATCTAATTGCTCCTGTTGTTGGCACATCAGTTGTCGCATATCTATATTCAATTTGTGTTGTTGCCGCCGTCTTTTTTACGATAATAACAGGAGAAAAAACGGGTATTCCTGCTGTTGCTGTTTCAGACACAACTCCCGCAACATTGTCTAATTTTGTCAAAGCTGTTGCAACCAATTTATCTTTCACGATAACTGATCCGGCTTTTATTCCTGATAAAGTCGTACCACCAACAGCAGTAAGATATATTTGTGCGGTCTGATCGTTTAATCTAAATGAAGCGGCAGTATGATTTACGCCAATTTGTGTAGTGACAACTCCCCACAATCGCGTAAGCATGACTGCACCTGTTATCGTAAAAATAGGAACAACGACTGTTGCGTTACTTCCGACCAATGTATGATCTTTTGTGGCTTTGAAAGGAGAATCACCATAAATAGCTCTCCCGTTTCCGTCTAGGTCAATGAGGGAATCAAATGTAGTCATGGAGGTTATTCCTCCTCTCCTGCCTTCTCTTGGGTTTCTTCTTTAACTTCTCCGGCTACTACAATCTCTGCTTCAGGATCAAGCCATGTTTGTTCTACTTCTGCTGGTTTTACTTTTTTCTCTTCCATATTATTATCCTCCTTTAATTATTAAGTTGGTGTTACACCTGTTGCGTCACTTGCCGAATTTACTGGTGCAACTAACAACATAGCGGTATTCCCGACTGCGGCTGTGGCTACATTCGTAGCTCCAAAGATTCTGGGATACCCGATGTTGATTGCTCCACCGACTGTTGCTGGACACATGAAGGCTACTGCTAAAGTTACGGCGCTGGTTGCATTGACTGTATTGACAAACTCACAATCTTCAAAAGTACAATCTCGGTCAATAGAGTATGCGCCAGCTCTGACAAATACATGAGTCGTATCGTTGGTATAGGACTGGAATCTACATTCATCAAATCGGCTTCGGGTAGATTTTAATCCACTTGAACCTCTATTCTGAATCAAAATCTGTTGTCCGGCTGTAGATGTTACTAATAATGTATCCTGACCAATCGTACAGTTCTTATAGATACATTCGTTTCCACCTAGTATAAGAGAAGCGGCTAATTCGTTGGTAAGATGAGCCGATCCAAGTGATTCAATATCACAATTCTCCCAATAAGTCTGAATACCCCAATCGCAAACTGACGAAAGATTTTCTGCGACTGTCCAGTTGTTCTTGAAAGAGATATTGTGGAATGAACAACCAGTGCCGGTAACTTTAATCATGGCTGTATCTGTGGCTGCACCTGTTCCACTATTAGAGATCATCGCCCTTGATCCGATCTTTCTTCCATTTGGATCAAGACCGACAAAGTGAACTCTGTTGTTGGCAACTGTAAGTATGGAAGCAACTTTATTTGAAGTTCCGTTTGCACTCACAAAGATAACATCGTTACGATTCGTAAGAGTTTCTGCATAAGCCGCCGCAACTGTAGACTGGATCATTTCAGACCCATCAGCATAAACTACATTCTGTTTAGCATATTCACTGTAATTAGGCTCGGTGGCAGAAGTAGCCACTAAATAGATATTTCCAGTTGTCACAATACCCAAATTGGCGACAATCTCTTTTAGGACTTTCTCAAGTCCGAAGTTTCCATGTGTTATTTCTGAATTGATTTTTCCTGTGTTCATACTATATCCTTTCTGTACCTAACCCATCCAAACCTTTTTAGATGAGGTTAAATTGCTTTATAAGCGAACCTAACCTTAGCCAATAGCTTGCCAATGTAATTGTTCACCGGTGTAAACAAGATCAGTATTTAATCCAACTGTGAATCCGTCATCGGCAACAGTGATTCCATTTGATGTAACCATTGATCTTGCTCCGTCAATACCAGTAAGGATTCCGTAAGCGGCAGTCATTCCTTCGAACCATTCCATCATAACATCCCCGCTTGAATTGGTATTAACTACCTTGACATAACGTGGCTTGAATCCTGTTGTGATTTTGAAAGCCGCTACCGTACCCGTATCAAGATATGATCCGTGTGCGATATTAGTAACACTTGCTGGTACTTTAGACTGCGTGCTTGTTATTGCCATATAATGCTCCTTTCAGCTTAGCTTGATACTGCGTGATAAATTACTATTATGTAGTTTGCATTTAATACTCTTGCTACATAAACTGCTTTCCATCCGCTTGTTGTTCTCTGATCCAACGGGTCTGCTGTCCCTGCTGATCCAAGAGGTTTGACAATGTTTTTAAGTGCTTCCCCTGAAATCCGTGTCTGTGCGTATGCGTTCTGCCCGAATATCAGAGTTCCGTAGACAGTCGTAACAAGTGTTCCTGCTACCGTATACGCATTGGTTGATTCAATGAACCGTACCCCTCCGAGTGATCCTACCTCGTTTGGCATCACATCACTTTTATTAGGATACTTTTCAACTGGAATCCAGCCAGTTGCGTCATCCAAATCGTAAGTCGTGTCTGGATGAACGATACCGATATACGCGGCATTTAATGGAGTCGTGTTATACCCGGTAGACGGGTTAATCATGCTCGTAATCGGTTTTGCGTTGTTTCCTTTCAGCGTCCGAACTCCCTCTTTGACTTCTGCGCGATCCAGTTTCATGGCGGCGGCGACTGTTGCTACCGTTGTTGCAGTTGAGGCAAACTGTTCAGATGCTCCGGCTACCAAAACGTTTCGGCAAAGTTGGTCAAGAGAATCTCCTGCTTGCTCTCCGAGAATGTCTGCTGTTTCAGTCAGGATGGGATCGTATGTTTCCATCAAGACCACATCGGTCAAGGTCACATAATCACCATATTGAGCTGTCGTTGCAGTCACATCTGTTATCGAGAGTTGGCTTCCAGACGGTGTAACTCCTTCGGAAAGGGCTGTGGTCGTAGCAGTCAAAAGTCCATATCTTCGGAATTTAATAACATTCACTCCTGAATTTCTTGGAATATCACGGACCTGTGCAAAACGGTTGTGGACAAATGCGGGAACTGCTTTATCTAAGAGGGCTCTATCATAAAAATTATTTACTTCTGCGGTTATTTGGGTTCTCGTTGTGTCTGCCATATATTTTTCCTTTCTTTACATTAAAAAAAGCGCCGATCTTTCGATCAAGCGCCTCCGTTTTTCGGTCAGCTACTTATAATTGATTTAATTGTAGAACGAATTAAAAGAGTTTGTCAAGTGGGTAGTTTTTTATGATAACTGTTCCCGCACTGATCTACCAGTTTTAGGATCAATCCTATCCAAGTCCCATTGTTTTCCTGCCATCTGTGTTTGATTAAATTCGTTTGCTATGTTTTCTCCGATGGTTTTGGGAACTTCGTAATATACTCCTTTCGGAATAATAACCCGATACCCGTTAAATGTTTTACTCCACACAGAGCCGGAAACATATCTGTACTGTTTTCTTCCCCTATCTATAAACGTCTCTACAACTCCGGGCTTTTCCTGTCCTTCAACGGGAATGATAATAGATACTTTAGGTTCTGCTTCAAGGAAATCACACATCCTGTCTGCCTTGCTTTGCCAGTGTTTCTCAATTTCTTTTTCCTCTTTCGGATCAACAGGAGGGTTTAATGTTGCGACTTTTTCATCCTTTTTTGTTTTCATTACGTTTATTGTCGCTATAATTGTCGCCTTAATTGTAAACTTTTTGGAATCTTCTTCCGACATACCAAGTTTTACCAATTCACCCTGTAGGTCTTTTACCGTCATTTCTTCATAATTTTGTGTAGTTTCCATAAAACCTCCTTATCGTTGTCCGAATACTTTTGCCCGTTGTTCTGCAACTGCTTCTTTTGAGGCAGTATGCCAATCTACTTTTCCCATTGGAGTTCTTGCCGTTGTTCCTTTTTCTTTTGTGTCTGCCGCTTTCCTTTGTGCTTCCCGTTC